GTAATTCTGTGTTTGCAACTGGTTTTGTATCTTCTTCTATAAACATGTTATTTGACATTTTAATACCTTATTGAGTGTAACGACTTCCCATTCTATGTAATCCTATTTGATTTCTTTCTGGTGCTTCAACTAATGGCCCTGATGATTTAGCGGCAATTTCTTCTGCAAATTGACCAGAAGGCGTTGCTCTTGGCGGTGTAGCTGGATCGCCTCCCAATGATGGGGTTGTTCCTCTTTCTGTTTCAGTTCTTTCAACAATTGGCGTTGCTCTTATTCTAGAAGATGCTATAGCATTTTCAGTTGCAGCTTGATTTAATTGTGAACCAGATTGTTGAACCTCATTAACAATAGCAGCTTGACGTTCGGCATGTTGCATCAAAGCCGCCGATTGTTGGGCTCTTTGCCATTGTTCTTGATTTAACCTTGCTACATAATCATCAGTAGAAGCATGGCGCAAAACAGTTGAATCTTGACCAGCAAGCATCATTCCTCTACCTCTAGAATTTTCTCTGCCATATCCTTCTAATATATGTGAAGGTCTTGATATAGGCATAGGAGCATTAATTGGGGCACCACTATTTACTTGATTAAATGCCCTGCCTCTATTACCTTCCATATCAATCATACCAATTCTTCTAGCTTCTCTTTCAGATTCAGCCATTAATAAATCTGGTGAAACCCTATCTCTGTAAGGTATTCCCATATTTACAAATGATCTTCCTCTACGAGATTCTATATCAGTTGTAATAGAACCGGAAGGTTGTGGAACTTGTGATGTTCCCGGTTGATAACCAGTCATTGGTGTTTGAACATTTCTTCTTGATCTAATATAATTAGCACCAGATTCTTGTAATGAAGACATTCCTCTAGCTGTTAATCCCCCCGCCATTCCAGAACCATCTTCTGGTAATGATTGGAAAGGTCTAGGTTGTGTAGAATTTGTAACTGGACTTGCTGTTCTAGCTGGACTATCTCCAAATCCTTGCATAGGAGGAAATTGACCATCTAATTTACCAGAAACTTCTAAGAAACTTCTTGATCTAACAGGAACAGGAGTTTGTGTAACTGCTTGTTGTGATTGTGGTTGTAATTGTTGACCAACAAATTGACCACCTACCATTCTTGAACCACGTTGTCCTAATTCTGGAATTAATTGTGCTGGATTAATTCTTCTACCATCGGGACCATTTGCTTCAATGTGTAAATGTGGTCCTGTTGATCTAGAATCATGTCTAGTCAATTGACCAATAGTTTCACCACCTTTTACTCTTTGACCTTCTCTAATTCCAGATGGATCGATATGTCTATAAGTTGTTGTGTAACCATTATCATGTTTAATAGTTACGTCTCCATGTCTATTAACACTAGTTACAACACCATCGCGCATAGCATGAACAGGCACTAATTGGCCTCTTTCAGGCGGTCTAATATCTGTTCCGCCGTGTAATCTCATTGTTCCATGAATTGGGTGTCTTCTCATACCAAATTGTGAGCCAACGGTTCCTGATGAAGGCATATGCCAGCCACTACCGCCCGCACCAGATTGCGGGTTAGTGATAGGTCTTTGGCCACCATGAATAGGATGGGGAGCAGTTTGTGGTGATGATCCTTGTTGTCCTACATAATTATTATGAAAAACACTTGAAGCATTGCCTCTTGATCGATCATTTTGACCGCCTGTTACTGCATCCCTAGGTCTTTCGAATCTTTGCATCCATGATCTAGAAGCATCTTGTGGATTTTCTTGTCTTCTTAAATGATCTAAATCAGATACCCCACGTCTGTCCCTTCTTTGACCAGCTTCATGTATTGCATAATCTAATTGCGCTTGTGGATCATTTGCATTTTTACCATTAGTAGCGGCCCATTGTCTAAATGCATCTTGTCTTGGTCCATTCCATTGGAATAGACCAAATGATCTTTCACCATTGTTATTAACGGCGGATGCTCTAAATCCAGAACTTTCTTGGTGTGCATTTCCAACAACACCCGCCGCTTGTGCAGGAGTTAAATTATGATTTTTAACAAGATAATCAATAGCCCAATTTGCACGTTCTCTATTAGCAGCACTTCCAAATCTTGTTCCTCTTGACCAGTCACCATTATTAGGAATTGCACCAATTGGACCAGATGGACCATTTCTTTGACCTGATAATGAATTAACTGAAAAGTCTGGTGCAGGACCAATGCCACCAGCCAAGCGCCCGCCAACCCATGGACCAGAGTTTGTTGAGGTAGGAGATTGACCACCTGAAACATAGTTTCCTGCCCTTCCGGGGCTTCCTGACGGCGATGATGGGATACTAGGTGTAGGGGTAGCACCGGGAGTAATATTTGGTGATTGTGAATTTCCGCCACCACTTCCTGTAACACCGCTGGAAACACCATTATTAGTTATTTTGGTTCCATTAAAAACTATTTCAGAACCTTTAAATTCGATTTTTCCACCGGCTTGGATAGTTACAGAATCTTTTACATCAATTTTATAATTATTTGTAGAAATGCTGATTTCTTGTGACCTATCTCGAATAGCTTCAGCTTCTCTTTCATTATTTCTAAGATTAGATTCAGTTCTAGTTGTAGTTGAAGATAACAATCCACCAGCAATATTAGGTGATCTATCTCCTGACATTAATCCACCAGCAATACTTGGGGCTCTTGGTCCGCCAATATTTGATAGTGTATCGTAAATTCCTCTACCAAAAGAAGAACCTGCAAATCCGCCAATTGCTGAACCAGCCAAACCACCTACAAATGATCCTACAGGACCCCCAAAAGAACCTCCGATTGCACCAATTTTTCCGCCAGCTAACATACCAGCCAAAGCGCCTCCCCCAACTGATCCGGCTCTTGCACCATTACCAGAAGTTGAATATTCATCATATGCAGCCAAACCAGCACCCGCGACTGCTAAACCAGTTCCTAAGCCTCTACCTATTCTTCCCATTCTTGATGTAGAACCGGGTCTAGGTCTAGTTGTTGGTCTTGCACCACTAGTTGGTAAAAATATTGATCCACCAGCCGCAATATTATCAGCACTGTTTAATTGACTAGTTGGTCTATTGGTAGGTGATGGTTTATTAGTATTCATCAACATTAAGATTTTATTAATGTTGTTTTCCATTCTATGTTGGGATAATAGAATATCTTCTAATTTACCATCAATTTTTCTAAGAGAATCTGTAACTAATGTATTAGTTTTTTTAGAATCATTAGCTAGTTCATTTAATTTTTTTTCAGTTTCGGCAGATGGCGAACCCATCATACCTTTTTTATCTTTTAAATCTTTATCCCAATTTTTTGAAGGATTTACATAACCATGTTCTTTAACGTTTTTCCAAAATGCACCAAATGCTCTACCTACTGGATTAGGACCAAGCCCTTCGCGCAAACCTTCTCTAAATTCACCATATCTGTTTAATTTTTGTTCAGTTTGATTAGCAGCGGTGTCTCTTTGTCTTTGGGCATGTTCTTCGGCGGCATTAGATTTTTGCCACGCTCTATAACCAGCAGAATTTTCATATGCGGCGGCAGGATCACCGGCATTTCTTTCTCTTGCTTCTTTAGTTTTAGCACTCATTCTGCCGTGTAGAGTGTGTCTATTATTAGATGCCATTTCTTAATCGTTCTTCTTCTAATTTTTTAAGATAATTGTTTAATAACAATACATAAATATCCCTTTCAAATGGGTAACAATTTTCTAAATCGAAAAGTGAATATTTATAATGCTGAACCAAAGAAAAAAAGGTATTATAATAGTTATCTAGAGTATTATGGTTCAGCGAAATGTAAAAAAATCTCTAAGGGTAGTTAACTCCATAGTTCTATTATTACCTAAAGAATTTTTATATTCAATTTTATAATATAGATATGGAACAGAATCAAAGAATTTTTTAATATTATCATATGCATTAATAGGTAATGATTCGATAAATTCTTTTACTTCATTTGGAGCAAATGTTTTGATATCATATGCAGCATCATCGACAAATATTTTATCTATACATTTGATAACCATTAGATCGATAGCTTCAACACCATAAGAATTTAATAATTCTTGATCATCATATAAAGTAGCTTCTGGATATTTCATAGTAACAGAAACTGAATCATTTATTGTTATAGAATTAGAAACGTTTTCTGGAAACTTAACTTCAACATCATCTAGATTAATATCAAATTCATAAGTTTTTTCGTCTTCACCATCTTGCAATGATATTTTGGTTTTATTTGATACAGAATTTGATCTAATTTTAATAAAGATATATTCAATATCAAATATAGTTAATTCATTTACATTAAAATCTGGATCAATTACACAATTATTAACTACTTGTTTGATTGCAGATAATATAGAATTTTCATCGTCGTTTTCTTTTGCCATAAGAAGAATTTTTTCTTCTTTTACTAGCATAGGTCTAAATTTTATTTTCTTTTTTGTTGATGGTATTTTTTCATCGAATAATGGATGGGTTATCTTAGGCAAACTCATTATTTTTCTCCATTTTAAATTTACATTTTTCACCATGATATTTGTTCAAATGTTGCTTTAAATACAATTTTTTACAATATTTACATTCAAATTTAGGTGCGTTTTTGTTACTTATTTTTATTTTTTCTATACTGTCAGAATTATGTTTTCTTCCTATAGGTTTAAATAATTTTTTTGTTTTTATATTACTAGTTTTTATTTTTAATTTTGTTTCTTCCGAATGGCGGTATCCTTGCCTAGAAACAAATCCATTTTCTTTTCTTTTTGTCCACGAATCTTTTAATTTTTGTTTAGATTCTTCTGTATGCGGATTAGATTTACCTTTTCTAGAAGGTGGCATACCACCGCCCGGAGATATATTCCAACCTATTTCTTTATGAGGTCTTAACTTTATTTCTAAATTTTTACAATATTCTTTTAGTCCAACTACTAATATTGTCATTGTTAAATTTTTATATTTATTAAAAGCATTTTCCAATATAGGATTTTGTTTTTTATATTTATGAGCATCATATCTTCTTTTAGGATTGTTTGTTATACCTATATATCCTTCGGTAAATATATCGCTATGGGCTTCATTATGTATCCAGTAAACATAATATTTCATTTATCTAACTTCAATTGGTAAACCGGCAGCGGCAGATACATCTTTATCATCCCACCACGAAATAAAGGAAAACGTAACAGGGATTCTCATATAGTTATTTTTATCTCCCCAATTTAATGGAATATCTCCAACAAAAATTGGATATGCTTCGGCCAAAGTCAAAGAAACAATTTCATTTCCTTGTTCATCATAAACTCTAATTTTTAAATCAACACAATAATCAGATTTATAATTCAATTCAAATGGGGCTAGTTGTGATTGAACTGCTGATCCTAGCATTGTATTTCTAAGATCAAAATTTTGTATAGACTTAAACCATTGATGGAAAAATCTTAAATTATCTCCGTCTGAATCAGAAACAAATACTAGATTAATATCTGTAAATTGTGAATTATATGGTTTCTTTTCTGAAGGACCATAACCATAATTTTTTACATCATTAGTTAATAAACCAATGCCGGGCAAATTAGCAGCTTCACAATAAAATTCTAGATTTTTTTGTGTTTCTAATACATTAGTTTTAATAACACTATTAGGTAATGATCTTAATGTGTTAGGCACAGGCACTTCTACTAAAAATTTATTATTTCTTAGTATGCCATTTGTTTGGGTACTTTTAAAATTGCTTACATTAAATCCGCGCATTTTAAGCCTTAACTTTGTTAACTGAATCTGTCCATACTTTAGATGCAGAAGCTTTTGTGAATCTTTGTAGAGGCAACATTAAAGCTTTGTCCCAATTATCAGAATGAACATTATAGATTCTTGATTGAACATGGGAGGTTAAATATCTTTTTACACAAGGTTTAAAATATTTAAATCTGGATGCGCTTTTTAATAATCCATACGAAACTTTTAATCTCATATCATCATTTTTAGTTTCTACAGCAATAGTATATAATTGATCCATTAATCTTGCTCTTAATACATGTGGTAAGTAATGCAGATTTATTCCTAAGAAACCATTGTCATATTGTTCTAACACAAAAATTAATGGGAAACGATCATAGTATGGTAATTTTTCTTTATGTTTAGGATCATAGAAATACATATACATTCCACCGATTTCCATTTGATCAGGAGAAACAGTTCTTTCTAAAAACCCTTTTTGTTTAACCAATTTATCAGGTCTGGTTTTCATTTCCATTGCCCGCGCACGATACCAATCTCTAGCATCTTGAACAGATTTAGCTAGGAATGATGGTAAAGTACCACGTTTAATTATATCTTGAAATACATATGCCATATTATTTTTTCTTCTTTAATCCTAGTTCATATTCTGTTAATATTTTAAATTTATAACCATAATCGCTACAATATTTTCTAGCAGCTTTCCATTTGGCTTGATTTACTCCCCACGTACAAACTTCATTAAAAAAAGTTTTTTCTTTTTTCTTACCTTTTACAGGTTCAATAGTTTGATGGTATGGTTTTACTTCAATTAATTCTTTGACAATTCTGTCACCAACTTTTTTATGCACTTCAAAATCTATAAAATAACGATGCATTTTACCATCAATTGGTGATTTATACCAGATAATTTTTTCTTCCGATCCCCATTTAATAACATTAGGGTCTTTATCATATTGTAACATTAATTTTAGTTCCCAAGATGACCTATAAATAATGTTTGTCGGATTTCCCTTATATTTATCTGGATTTTTCGGTTTAAAACGGCCTTCCATGTCATTTCCTGTATTGATTTTCTTATAAATATTTATAAAGTTTATAACTATTTTAAGGATAAATATGGCCTCTCCCGAAACATTAAATGGTATTTCATTAGCATCGACCCAAGATGCTACCCAAGGTGCATTTGTAATTAATAATTCTGTGCGTCCTTTACCTGTTGCTGATCAAGTTGCACAAAACAGAACATCAACAACTACAATTAAACAATATTCATTTATTGATAATCCAAAATATCATCTTTATATTACTGCTGAAGATTATAGCAGACAAAGTGCTATACAATTAGCAACTGGCAATATAACTGATCAAATTATACTTCCTATACCTAATCAAATGATTGATAATCATAAAGTAGAATATTCCCAAGAGGCTTTAGGCCCAATCGGGGCAACTGCTGTTAATGGTGTAGGAGCAGGAATGGCAGCTAGAAATCCATCAAATCTTATGAATACTATGCAAGGATTTAATAGTTTATATGAAGGATTAGGAACTGCTGCAAGTGCTACCGGTGGATTTGCAGCTTCTTTAGCTTATGATAGAGCAGCAAGAGGTTTAAATCCAATGGTTGTTAATTCTGCTAGAGCAATCGCAGGGATAGCACAAAACCAATTTATGGTTATCTTATTAAAAGGCCCAAGCTATAAAAAATTCACATTTGAATGGCATTTATCACCAAAAAATAAACAACAAACTGACAATATAGCAAACATGATTAAAATGTTGAACAATGCCATGGCACCCGGCTATGGTATTTTGGGCAGTTTCTTTTTCACATTTCCAAAAATTTTTAGAATACAATTTAGACCAAACGATCAATATATGTATAAATTTAAACCAGCCGTGTTAGAAAGCATGTCTGTAAATTATACTGGTGCTGGAATGCCAGCATTCTATAATTCTGGTGGCCCTGAAAGCGTTAAGATACAAATGCATTTTATGGAAATGGAATTCTGGACACAAGGACAATTTTAATGGAATTATACTTTTCTAAATTTCCTATCATAAATTATAAAGGTTATAATGCTAAAAATTTAACCAGAAGGGTGGCTTTCCCTCCATCTTTAAATCGTATTCCTACAGCATTTTATCCTTATGAAATTGATCAAGAAATGCGAGCCGATCAATTGGCTTCATATTATTATGAAAATTCATATTATGATTGGTTATTATATATAACTAATGAAATTATCGATCCGTATTATGGCTGGTATTTATCACCTGACGATTTCAATAATTTTATCATTGAAAAATATGGTAGTACTGAATATGCAATGAAAAAAATTAAATTTTATCGTTTAAACTGGACCCAAGATTTAGGGTTTGTAGATGAAATACCTGTTTCATTCTATGAAAATCAATTGCCAAATCCTCTTAAAAAATATTATACTCCAAATTTTGGTTATGGTGCAAAAATATTATCATATACTAAAAGACAACAAGACTGGACAGTTAATACTAATTTATTGTCTAGACTAACAGTTTCAAGTGTTAATAATTTTGCATCTGGTGATTTATGTACGTTTAAAAATGATGAACAAGATACTGGATTTTGTGAAATAGTATCTACAGATTCAGATAATAATTATCTGTTTATTCAACATTCCGAAGGCGATTTTATGGATTCTGAATTTATATCTAATACATATATAGAAGTAGATTCAAATACAGCCATAACAACACTTATAACTGCTAAAACAACATTAAGTAGAAACATTCCAATAGATGAGTTTGTCTATTGGTCAAAAGTATCTGTATATGATTGGGAAAATGAAAAAAACGAATCAAGAAAGCATCTAAGAGTTTTGGATGCTGGATATGCATTAGCAGCAGATGAAGAATTAAGATTGAAATTAAAAGAATAAGATGCAATTAACCACTCCCGGCCAAGCAAGAATTAGACAATTTACAATTAATGGACAAGATTTAACATCTTATGTCAGAGAATTATCTGTGTTTGAATCGATATTTACTAATCATCAATCAGCAGAAGTAATTGTATATGATACTAATAATATAGTTAACAATTTACGTTTACAAGGTGGCGAGCCTGCTAAAATAGCATTTGATACAACAACTGGTAGGGTATATGAAGCAGATTTAAAAGTAGCTTCTATTAACAATGAAAACTCTACCCAAGGTCTTAGAACACAAGCTTTTAAAATTAATCTCATTGGTCAAGCATTTTTAGCTAATCAAACTATGAGAATACAACAAGCATTTCAAAATATCATTGGTACAGCAGCAATTCAAAATATTCATAACAGAATGAATTTAACAGACGGATCATTATCCGTTTCTGCATCTAGAGGATTTATTGGTGAAAGAGAACCTTATATTGTGTCTAATCAAAGACCACATGATGCCATACAAGATATAAGAACTAGATTAACCCATGACAGATTTAGAACCGGTGCATATACTTATTTCAGAGATAACGAGTCATATCATTTAAAGCCATTAGAAGAATTGTTTGCTAACTTAAATCCAGTAGAAAAATTTACCCATTCTGCAACTATGGGCGCTTCATATCTAGATATATTCAGACAAACACATAATATTATAGGCTATATGGGTAGTGCATCATTTACTAATGGTGGTAGATTTTCTGTTGCTGATTTGTTAAGAACAGGGGCTGGCGCAAGAGTATCAACATTTAATACTTTAGGTGCTGCATATCAACAAGGTCAAAGAAGAACACCGGCACAAGGTACTGTGGCTGGCACACCAATTGCTCCACAAGATACCCAAACTGGCACAGATAGAACCTTTGCTTTGTTTGCCCACGATCCAAGATTAGAACAATTTTCTAAATTGGCTGAAAAATCTGATGCAGAACAAAGATATGTTAATCAAATTCAAAATGCATTTACTTGTACCATACAAGTAATGATTGAATCTGGTATTAATTGTACCGTTGGTAAAGGTGTATTTGCCGAAATTGCCCAACCGATTGGTGACGTTAGAAATCCTAGTGGAGTTAATTTAGTTGGTGGTAACATGTTGGTTGTAAATTTGAGACACCATATTAAAATGTATGACTCAAATCCTAGAGCAACTACTATTATGGAATTAGCAAAAGGTGGATTTAACTAATGCAAGGCGGATTTTTTGCTGAAGTAGTCGATGTTAAAAATGACGAAACACAATCAGGTAAAGTAAAAATTAGAATTATTGGCGACCAAGATGATAAGTCTGGTATCCCTGATAGTAAATTAAGATGGGCAGAGCCTATGTTTCCTGTGTCTAATCCTATTCATAAAAAAGTAGGTAGCGCCCCAACAGGTTTAACAAAAGGTTCAAAGGTATATGGTTTCTTTGCTGATCAAGATAGACAAATACCTTATATAATTGGTTCAGTTGGTTCCGCTGGTAAATTTGGATCATTAACCGACGATCCTTCTATGCCAAGAGATATTCCAACTGCTATTTCAAATACATTACCAACTGGTCAATCATCTTGGCCAACCGGCGATTTAAGAGTAACAATGAATGCTAATGGATCAGTTTCAATTGGAAATATGTCATTACCATCTTTTGCTCAATTACAAGCAGGCACTGGTCCTGCAAGACAAGCTAGAGTTCCTACAATTGCTACACAAATACCTTCAGGTATGAATGCTATTGATTTTATTAAAAAATTTGATGCTAACAATGCAGCGGGCGTTTTAGGTCCTAACATTTTATCTTTACTTAAAAATTTCCAACAATCCCAAAATAATAAATTGGTTCAAATGTTGGGTGGTGCTGGTCAACTAAACCAAGTATTACAGTTCATTTTACAATTGATGAACAAAAGTAACAACAATACATCTAATGTTGATAGAGAAAAACAATTAGTTATTGATAAAATTCAACAAATTATTAATAATATAAAACAAATATTACCAAGTAATTATTATAAAAATATAGAAAATATACAAAATATAATATCAGAAATAAATTCTATATCTTATGTTAGTGTTAAGATTCAACAAATTACTACATTATCAAATGATTTACCTACTGTTTCCCAAGCTAACATAGTAATTGCAGTAGAACAAATTCTTTCTGAATTGATCAACTTGAAAATGGAAGTAACCATGAGTCCTACTGTTCAAGTAGCAACTAATAATGAAGTAGTTGTTTCGCCAGATTTAGATATAGTTACTGATGATCCCGGCACTAATGATACATATTATTATCCATAAAGGTAAACCATGAGCGACATTACTAGAAATCAAGAAAGATTGCCTAACACATCTTTCAATCCACAATATCCATATAATAGAGTTACTGTAACTGAAGGTGGACATGAAACCCATACTGATGATACGCCCGGTAATAGAAGAATACGAGAAGCCCATGCTTCAGGAACTTATAGAGAAATCTCTGAAGATGGTCGTAGGGTTGAAGTAACTGTAGGCAATCATCATTCATATAACAAAGCTGGATATACTTTGACCATTGGTGAAAATGGTGATATTAAAATAGAAGGTCATGCTAGAGTTACAGTTGGAGCAGGAGCCCACGTAGAAATTGCAGGCGATGCAACTATTGCAGTTGGTGGTAATTTAACAGCTAAAATTATGGGCAATGCTAAAGTTGGTGCTAAAAATGTTTATATTGGTGCTACAGAAACTATTGAATTGAATGCTGGTACAGATTTAGTTCTTAAAGCCGGTGGAAAAATATCTGCACAAGCGGAAGGTCAAATCCAAGCAAAAGGTTCAAATATTTCATTAGCTGGTAATTGTTATCTAGGACAGGACGATTTAGGAGGAACTAGTGGCCCTCGTGTTCTTACGGAAGGTGGTCCTTCGCCAAGAACAAATGCAAAGGTTTAATTATGAATTGTTATGTTTATTGGATACATGCACCACATCACACTAATATTTTTGAAGAAGGTTATATAGGAATTTCAATTAATCCTAAAAAAAGATTTAACTGTCATAAAAATGCTAAACAAAATTCAATTTTAGAAAATGCTTTTAATAAGTACGAAGAAATGTTATTAACCGTATTATTAAAAGCAGATGTAAATTATTGTAAAAATATAGAAATTATATTAAGGCCCAATGATCATATAGGCTGGAATATTAATAAAGGTGGCGGTCTTCCTCCAATTATTAGGGGGAAACGACCAAAGGAATTTGGACGAAAAGTTTCAGAATCAAAAAAGAAAAGTGCATATAAACATTCCGAAGAAACAAAAGAAAAAATATCACAAACCAAAAAATTAAATAATGATGGTGTTGGTATGAATAATCATTTTTATGGTAGAAAACACTCCGAAGAAACAAAACAGAAAATAAAATTAGCAAGAGCAAAACAAACTAATATTAAAAACCAATACACAAAAGTTTAATAAATAATCTAAAGGATAATTCATATGAGTCGTAGCGACAGATACACAGTTAAACAAGCAAAACCAGTTCTTTATTCAGACTTTTTAATAAATTTTGATAGAAATCCTGTGTCTGGTAATTTGGCTAGAGTTACTAATGAAGAATCTGTAAAACAGTCCATTAGAAATTTAGTTTTAACTAATAAATCAGAACGTTTTTATGATATGAATAAAGGCTCTAAAGTATCTTCTATGCTTTTTGATTTGGCTTCTGATACTACAGAAGTATCATTAGAAACCTCTATTAGAGAAGTAATTCAAAATTATGAACCTAGAGCAAAAATTAATAAAATACAAGTGGATTCTTTACCTGACAATAATTCATTGGTAGTTAAAATTGTATTTTCATTAATTAACATTCCACAAGAAATTTCTTTTAACCTACTTCTAAAAAGAGTTAGATAATATATGAGCAATACGTCAAATTCATCTGTAAATCTGTTATCATTAGATTTCGCAGGAATTAAAGAATCATTAAAAACACATTTAAAAAATCAAGCAGCCTTTCAAGATTATGATTTTGAAGGCTCAAATATGTCTGTTCTATTAGACGTATTAGCTTATAATACATTTTTAAATAATTTTTATGTAAACATGGACATTTCAGAATCATTTCTTGACTCTGCCCAATTAAGAGAATCAGTTCTTTCTAGATCAAAAGAACTTAATTATGTTCCACGTTCTGCTAGATCATCTAAGGCAAATATCACTGTAACCTTTGAAGCAACAGGCGAAAGCAATCCTTATACCATTCCAAAAGGCTCATCATTTACAACCGTAATTAAAAATGATTCATTCGTTTTTACAATCCCTGAAACATTAATTTGTGCCTCATCTAATAATAGTTTTACATTTGAAACAGATATCTATGAAGGCGTATATATAAAAGATTCGTATATTTTTGATTCTACATTAGAAGTACCAAGATATAGAATAACAAATAAAAATATTGATACAACTTCTATTACAGTTGTTGTTTATGAAGATGGGCAAGTAGTTGGTGACAATTATACATTAGCATCATCTATGTTGGGGTTAACTGAAAGATCAAAAGTATTCTTTTTACAAACATCTGAAAATGGTTTCTATGAAATTGTTTTCGGTGATAATGTTGTTGGTCGTCGTCCTAAACATAATTCAACTATTTTAATTGATTATAGAATAACCGAAGGATCAAAATCTAACGGTTCAAGAGAATTTTCAATTAACTTTGATCCTACTGGTGCATCTGAATTATTAGCAACCCCTGAAATAGTAGTTAATTCATCAGCACAAAATGGTGCAGAAGAAGAAAGCACAGAATCTATTCGTTATTACGCACCTAGACATTTCCAAATTCAAGAAAGAACAGTTACAACAACTGATTATGAAATTGCATTAAAAACACAATTTCCAGAAATTAATGCTGTATCAGTTTATGGTGGTGAAGAATTAGAGCCTCCAACATATGGTAAAGTTTATGTAGCCGTTGACATTTCTGGTATTGATTCATTTCCAGATTCAAAGAAACAAGAATATTATTCATTTATTAAAAGTAGAGCGCCATTATCTATTGATCCTGTTTTTATCGATCCAGAATATTTATATCTTGACATTGATAGCACAGTTAGATATAATTTGAATACTACTAAATCATCTAGAGATAGAATTAAAACTGTTGTTACTGATGCTATTAATCAATATGTAGAAGATAATCTAAATTCTTTCTCATCTACATTAAGATATTCAAATCTATTAAGCTTAATTGATGATTCTGAATCATCAATTATTTCTAATGTTACCGATGTTAAAATTTATAAAAAAGTTGTTCCAGAATTAAACAAAGCCCAAAATATAGATTTAAAATTTAATATGGCATTAAGAAATGAAATTCCATATCATGGCGACGTTCATAGAGCAGTCGATGTTCATACTATTACTTCCTCATTGTTTACCTATAATGGTGAACAATGCACAGTAGAAGATTCTGGCGACGGAACATTAGCTATTATGAAAACAACAGGAAATTTTGGTGTAAAAATTGTTGATGTAGGTACTGTAGATTATGATACTGGTGTTGTTAAATTGATTAATTTCAATATATCTGGTTATCAAGGTGATTCATTAAAAATCTATGCAATACCAAGAGATAAAGATATTTCATCTACAAAAAATACAATTCTAACCTTAGAACCTTCAAATCTAATAGTATCTATTGAAGCAATCAGAGAATAATAATGTCAGAAATATTTGAAAAAACTATTTCAAATTTGGTTGAAAACCAATTCCCTTCTTTATATAAAGAAGAAGGTGTAGTATTAGTTGCTTTCGTAAAAGAATATTATAAATGGTTAGAATCTTCAAATAATGTAATACATTCTATGAGAACTCTATATGATAATAGAGATATTGATACTACTACTGAAGCATTCCTAGTTCATTTTAAAGAAAAATATTTAAAAAATATTCAATTTGATACTAATACAAATATAAGACAACTTGTAAAACATTCATTAGACCTTTATCGTGCTAAAGGCACAGAAAGGGCTATTGATTTATTATTCAGATTAGTTTTTGGAACTAATGCCGAAGTTTATTATCCAGCCGAAGATGTGTTTAGATTATCTGATGGTAAATGGATTAAACCAACATACTTAGAAGTATCTATTAATGAAGAAACTGTTAAATTTGTTAATAAACAAATAATTGGATTATCTTCAGGAGCAACCGCTTTTTGTTCAAGAGTTGTTAGAAGAACTGTTTCTGGTAGAATGTTAGATGTAATCTATATTACAAACCTATCTGGTCAATTCCGAACCGGCGAAAAAATTAATACATCAGATAAAATATTAGACAGCCTTGATTGTCCTACTATTACTGGATCATTGAATTATCTTGAAGTATCTGTTGACGGAACCGGATCATTATTTGAAGTTGGTGATATTGTTAATCTTTCATCTGATTATGGTAAACAAGGTAAAGGCCGTGTAACTGAAATTTCAGACGTGCAAGGAATTGTTAATTTTGATCTTATCGATGGTGGTTATGGGTTTGATGCTAATTCGGTTGTTCTTATTTCCGAAAAAGTATTAAGAATTGGTAATGTTCATATAGACGCAAATAATAATTCTGTCAATTATTTTGAACTTTTTGATACTATTAATCAACCAAAAATTAAATTCAATTATACTTCTGCTAATGGCTCATTTTCTATTGGTGCTAACGTATTTACATATCATGCAAATAATGATATAAGTGGAACTGGTATTGTAGAAAGTATTGATACAATTAACTCAACCGCTGGTGAACTAACGGTTATCCTTTCAACTGGTAATTTAAATTCAGCAAACATTTATACTTCTGCCAATGCTGTAGTTGGTGTTCAAGCGGTATCAAACGGTTTTAATGATGATACTATGACTGCTAATGTTATGGCAGTATCTTCTAATTTGACTTTATATGCTACTGATTATTCTTCTGCATTTATTGAAGGCGAAGAAGTTTATCAAATAAACGCGGTATCAAATGCAGTATCAGCCAATGGTATTTTTAGAAAAATTGAAAATCTTGCTGGTGCCAATGTTGATTTAATTATTGAAAATTCTTTTGGTATATTTAAAAAAGATAGATTATTATATGGTGCTTCATCTAATTCAACTGTTAATGTTCAAACAACTTCATTAACTATTGGTGTTATAGATGTGACGGGTTCTATTTCATCATATGAACACAATCGTATATACTCTACTGTTGGTAATACTACAGGTAGAGTATTAACCATTTCACAAGGTTCTGGTGCTAATATTGGTATATCTAATGATTTAATTTATTCAGAAAATATTACATATAATACTGATTTATTAAAAGATTATGCTAATGTTCAATTAAATGCTACACAATATTTGTTTCCCGGTTTGCCATCTGGTAATTTAACTAGCGGCAATGTTGCCCAAATGTTTTCTTTTGCTAATGTCGAAATTGGTAAAATTTTTGCATTAACAAGTGTTTCAAAAGGTTCTGGTTATTCTGTTGCTCCATTCGTTAGAGTTTATCAACCATACGTTTTTGGTTTCAGATATCAAGATTATGAATTAATAATTGAAGGTGCAACTGGTTCATTTATACCGGGCGAATTAATTACCCAATCAGCAACAAATGCTAGAGGTATAGTAAAAACATCTAATAATTCAACAATATTTGCTGAAAAATTAAACTTTAAAATTGCTAATAATTTTATACCAACCATCAATTCAACCACTACAATAATTGGTGAAGAATCTGGTGTTACTGCAAATGTTACAATGGTTTATACTGATTATTCCTCAAATGTTATGGGATTTAATGCTGTAATTAATACAACTGTGCAAACAGAAGCTGGTTCGATTGTTAATGTAAGTATTATTGATTCGGGGTTTGGATATGGTCAAGGTGAATTAGTTACAATTGAATCGAATAATAAAATTGGTCAAGGATTTGCTGTATTAGAAACTCATGGCACTGCCCAAGGTTTTTATGAAAAGAAAGGTGGTTTCTTATCAGATCAAAAGAAATTATTTGATGGAAAATATTACCAAGAATATTCATATGAAGTAAGATCATCTATTTCATTAGATAAATATACAGATATGTTAAAACAAATTTTACACGTTGCTGGCACACAATATTTTGGACAATTCATTTATAATACAGTTATAGATGCTAATGTAAATATATTATCAGCTAATATTACTATAGAGGAAATTTAATGGCTACAAAATTAATTCCTAATAATTATAGATTACATTTGGCTAATCAATTATTAGAATCTGTCGATGAAAAAGCAAATACTGCGTATTATGTATTTGTTGGTAATCATTTAGACAGTGCAAATTCTACTATACCTGAAATCTCTGATAATGAAAGAGAAACCTTAATTGATGTTTATAACAACATGATTTTTGGTAAAAGAGTTTCTAATTCTGATGTAGCCTTGATGGTTAGAAATATTCCATATGTCACCAATACTGTTTATTCTATTTACGATGATTCAGATACCTCATTATCAACTAAAGATTATTTTGCAATAGTTAATGCGTCATCTTGGTATCACGTATATAAATGTTTAGATAATAATAATGGATCAACCTCAACAATACAACCAAATTTTGCTGACGTAGTTGGTTCAAATACAGAAGTGTATCAAACTTCGGATGGTTATCGTTGGAAATATATGTATTCAGTATCTTCTGCACAAAATAGAAAATTTACTACTTCTGAATATTTTCCACTATTTCCTAATACTGAAGTTTCTGGTAATGCCGTATCAGGATCAATTGATTTTATTAAAGTAGTTGATGGCGGTGAAGGATATGATAACTATACAAATGGCACATTTTCAACTACTGATTTAAGAATTGGTGGTGATTCTGCATTATATAAATTATCAAATCCTCTTGCAGAACAAACTAACGGTTTTTATACTGGTTGTATGGTTTATATTTATGAAGGCACTGGAATCGGTCAATACTCTGAAATTAGTCATCACTTTTCAAACTCTGAAGGTAATTATATTTTTGTTACTGATCAATTCACAACTGCATTGACTAACGGTTCTAAGTATCAAATTTATCCAACTGTTAAAATCTATTCTGACGGAACACAATCTATTAATGCAGTAGCTAGAGCATTAATTAATGCAACAGCTTCTAATTCTGTTTATAGAATAGAAGTGTTAAATCGTGGTTTGAATTATACTGATTCAACTGCAAATGTTATTGCTAATAATGTTGTAGGTGTTGCAGAAGATGCTATATTAAGACCTATATTTTCACCTTTTGGTGGCCATGGTTCCGACCCTGCCTATGAATTAGGAGCAACACATTTAGGAGTTTCTATAACATTTGAAGGTAGTGAAAGCAATACTATTCCTTATTCAAATCAATATAAACAAATAGGTATTATAAATGATCCTTCATTTGTTGATGTAACTTTTAATGTTGCCAATCAAAGTGGTTCTTTCATTTCTGGTGAATCTTTTTATAAAATCAAACCATTAAGAATACAAGAAAATGTAACTGTAAATTCCGCTTCAACAGTTCTTTCTTATGCTAATGGCGATTTTGAAAATCAATTAGCTGCTAATGTATGTATCTACTTCACAAACGCTAATGGTTCATTAAATCAATTGACATTTGTTAACTCTGTCACCAATGCTACCCATATTGTGTTAGGTGCTAATTCATTATTTACTGACAACACTGCTATATTATATTTGGCGAATACACAAGGTTCTGGTTATGTTGATGACATAATAGATGGTAATACATTTATTGGTAATAATGTTGTTGGTGTTTTCCAAAATGATGATATAATTATAGGTCAACAATCTGGTGCAAAAGGAATTATTCAAGAAATAAGCCGTTCTGGTGAGGTTAAATCGTTCAATACTTTTGTTCAATTATATAAATATACAGGTGAAAGTTTATTTGGAACTTTCGAAAACAATGAAATAGTTTATCAAAATTCAACAAATGCTTATGTTCATTCTGCAATTTATGACGGCTCAAATGTTGAATTATACGTATCTAATCCGACTGATACATTTATTGTAGGTTCAGGTAATACCATGTCAGGTGCTACTTCTATGGCTACTATTGCTCCTACATTATCTTATAAACCTGAAATTGCATATGGTTCTGGTAAAGTTATATATTTGGAAAACATTGATCCAATTACTAGACAAGAATTACAAAAAGAAACACTTAAAATAATATTCGAATTTTAACAGGAAATTTTAATGCCAATTGAAAAAGATTTATCCGTAGCCCCATATACTGATGACTATGACGACTCTAAAACATATTACGGAATTCTACATAAACCACAAGTAGCCGTTCAAGTAAGAGAATTAAATCAAATTCAATCAATCTTTCGTACACAAATCGAAAGATTGGGTAATAATTTGTTTAAAAGAGGAACAATCATTTCTGGTTGTTCTTTTTCATATATGGAAGACTATCCATATGTTAAGTTGCTAGACAATACTTTAGATGGTGTTCCCGTCGATCCATCATTATATATAAATTATTTTGTTAAAAATTCAGTTAATGTTCATGCAGTTGTGCTTGAAGCCAATGATGGTTTCGAAGCATCAGAACCAGACTTAAAAACCCTTTATATTAAATATTTAAATGCTGGTACAGACTCATCTACAGATTTTAATAATGGTGATATTTTAACTGTATTCGACCAACAAAATTCAATATTTAAAATTAATATTGAAAATGGTGGTGTTCAATTCTCTAATACCGACTCATTAGTAATCACTCCTGCTATAGCAGTAGAAATGTCTTCTGGTAGCTTTGCTAACGGTGAAACATTATTACAATTATCAACTGGTGCTAATGTTTATATCACTGAAGTTGATTCTACAACTCTTGCAAATTCCTCATTTGTATTATTAAAAATTCAACCACATAGCGCCGATTTGGCTAATGCATCATTAAATTCAACAAGATGGACAGTAGCTAATAATGCTGAAGTTAAAAATGCTGGCAATACTGCCGTAGGTACAGTTAAATATATCTTTGGTTCTGGTACTGCCGGAAGAATTATAACTACTTCAGCCGGTGTTGTTTCAAACGTTACCATTACTTCTAGAGGTTCTGGTTATGCTTTCGTTCCTCATGCAACAATTAGATCAGCTAATAACGCATCAGGGTTAGCAAGCTTAGATTTAGTTGCCCAAAATTATTATGATCAAATTAAAATTGCATCTGTTGCTAATTCTGTAGGTTCTGCCTATGCATTTGGTGTTTCTGATGGTATCATTTACCAAAAAGGATTAATGCTTAAAGTTGATCAACAAAAAGTAATTGTTTCAAAATATTCAAATACTCCTAACAATTTGTCTGTAGTATTCTCAACAGTCGAAACAATAGTTGATTCTAATATTGATACATCATTACTAGATAATAACTTAGGAACTGAAAATTATACTGCTCCCGGCGCGGATAGATTAAAATTAAGCCCAACATTAACAGTAGTTAATACTGATGTTGCTGAATCAAATGCGTCTGTATTCATTTTAACTTCTTTCTCTGAAGGTTCTCCATATCGTCAAAATCAATATACAGCATATGATGCTATTGGTAAAGAAATGGAAAGAAGAACAGCGGAAGAACATGGTAATTTCGTTCTTGATAGATTTGATGTAACCACACGTTCACCTGCTAATTCTTCATTTGAAGCAAACACAGTTACAATAGTTGTCGATCCCGGTAAAGCATATGTTGGCGGTGTTAGAGTTGAAACCACTTCTAATTATTCTAAAGACATATTAAAAGCGGTAAATACAGAAACTAATAACCTATCATTCATATCACTTAACTATGAAAATTACATTAGAGTTAATGAAGTTGGTGGTTTATTCCAATATAACACTGCCGATACTGTAGATTTATATGATACAGCAAAAACATATTTAAGTAATACCAATGCCTTTACTGTTGCTAATACTTCTCCTGCTGGTACTAAAATAGGTACTGCTAGAATAAGATCAATGGTTCTAGAATCTGGTATCGCTGGTACTCCTGAAGCAACATATAGATTATATTTCTTTAATGTTAACATGAATGCTGGTAAGAACTTCAAAAATGTTAAATCTGTTTATTATAATGGTTCATCAGTTAAAGGTATTGCTGACGTTGTATTAACTTATGACGCAACCACTGCATCTAACGTTGCCGTAATTGTTGGTAAAAATGACAAAATGTTATTTTCAACACAATTACCAACAATTAAGAATGCAACCGATACCCAATACACTTATAGAACAATACGTGCTAACGTTGCGGTATCTAATACTGGTACAGCAACAATTTCATTGTTAGCAAATCCAAATGAATTTTTCCCTTATACAGCAAATCTAACTGACTCACAAATGAGAGAGTTATATGTTGCTCCTGCGGCAGATTTAATTTCTGTTAATACTGCTACTGGTACTGTTTCTGTTAATACTACTTCTGCAAATGTTGTAGGTTCTGGCACAGCATTCTTATCAGAATTTGTTACTGGTGATTATGTTTATGTATCAGCCAATTCAACAGCATTTTCAACTAGAAAAGTAAGAAGTATTGTTAATAATACATTAATGGTATTAGACGCTAATGCATCATTTGCTAACGCATCATCTACCATTACTAGAACATTCCCTGCAACCGTTCCTGTTCCTTTTGGCGGCAGAACTGGTTTAACAGCTAATGTTGATGCTAATGGTAATATATTAACTATTAGATTTAATCAAACATTTACTGCTGCTACAGATTTAATTTGTGGTTATAATGTATTACGTTCTGGCGCATCAGCCGGAACAAAACAAGCAAATCGTGATTTATTTGTTACATTAAGCTTATCAAATAACGCGGCTAATAATGTTGGTCCATGGTGTTTGGGTATTCCAGACATTTTCAGATTAAAGAAAGTTTATGTTGGTAACTCATCAGTTAATACTACAAATGGTACTGATGTAACTAGATATTTCTATATTGATCATAATCAAACTGTTAATTATTATGATCATGGTTTCTTATATCTGAATCCAAAATATTCTTATAGACCTTCAAACACTGACTATTTGTTAGTTCAATTTGATGCGTTCACAACATTGACACCGGGTTATTATAACTCTGTATCATATTTGACATCAAACACAACCCAAATATTTGATGTTGACTCACAACCATTAGCAAATTTGACCACAACTGTCAACTCTTTAGAAGTTCCTGAATTATTTGCCGATTCTGGCGAATACTATGATCTATTAAATACTTTTGACTTTAGACCAGCGGTTGTAAATACTGCTACTGCAACTACAAATTCAGCGGCAGCTACTATTAATCCTGTATATACTGTTTCATTTGGTAATACTGCTGATATCACAAATGAATTAAGGTTCCCTCTACCTGATTCTATTTTGTCAAGTAAATTAGAATATTTTGTTGACAAAGTGGTTAGAGTATCTATTGATAAAAACGGATTGTTTAATGTTTCAGACATTCCTAAGACTTCACGTTCATATTCAATGTCTGGACCAGAAGATAACAATGATGGTTCATTATTATTGAATAAATTGTATATCCCTGCATATCCATCTATACCACAAAATCCATCACAACAATTGTTGGATATTATGGATAAGAAGATTGCATCTGAAAATAAAATATCAAAACGTTATGAAAATAAGATAATTAAAACAAAATTATCTAGCGGAGATATAATAAATAATCAATCTAAGAGATTTTCAGCGGCTGATATTCAAAAATTAGAAAATAGAATTACTAAACTTGAATATGAAGTAACATTATCTCAATTAGAAAACAAGGTTAAAAACAAAATTATACCATCATCTATTGATCCAACCATTAATAGATTTAAATATGGTTTCTTTGTTGATGATTTTTCATCAAATACATTTTCAGAAATTTCGTCACCTGAATATTCAGCTTCTAGATTTGTGTTAAATGGTATTCAAATAGATTCAAATAACATTATAAATTCTGAAAATTCTGGTGATAAAAACACAATGTTATTCCCAACTATTGAATTATTAAATATTTCATATGGTAATTCTGCTGGTTATTATTTGGATTATAGTGAATTAGCGTTAGTT